TCATCATATATCTCAACCCTTTCAATAAAATGTTTTAATGTAAAGTTGACAAATTTGCCAACTCTAAAATCATCAGCTATATCATAAAGTGTAGCTTCATCCTTGTTGTCACCTAATCTAAGTCCTCTACCAATGGACTGAAGGTTGCGAACCCTAGACTTAGAAGGACTAGCAAAAATAATATTATGAAGATTGCGAATATTAATACCGGTAGAAAAAGTACCGTAAGAAGCCACAATAATGGCGTCATTTTCTTTCTCGGTGATTGAACGAATGCTTTCACGAACTTCAACATCGGTTCCTCCGTATACAAAGAATACTTTTCTTTTACCCCGTTCTTCATTAATCAAATTAAATAATTGTCTACCATGTTTATCCACAAGATTAAACAACACCAGTGAATTGCCTTTTAATGATAGAGTTAAGTTTTTGATAAACACATTTCTTGCTTCACTCTTAACTATGTAGTCAATCTCGGATTGATAGTCAAAAGTTTTTGCAGATTTACATGTAGATTCTGGATACTTTAGTACTAAACATTTAATATTAAATTTAGCAGCTTGATCATTATCAATCATCTCCCTTGTTGTAATTGATTGGTACTTAGCACCAAACAATCCTTCAAGTACAAGTCTATGTGTTTGTGTACCATCAAGTGTACCTGTACAACCAATTCTATAACTGGCATTGGTTGTACCAGTCATGATTGTTACCAAAGACTTAGATTTAAATTGGTGAGCTTCATCACCCAATACAAAATCAAATTGTTCAAAGTATTCAGGTGAATTTTTATAGATAGATTGCCAAGTAGTTATCGTCAGAAAACTATCTGTGTTCTTGTCTTTTCCTGAATACTGCCTGTGACAGTGATTTTCTGAGTCGTAACCATATGATTTAAAATCAGAAAACATTTGTTCCACCAAAGAAGTTGTTGGAACGATCAATAAGCCTTTCTTGTATCTCAACCCTTGTATGAACCTCAAAATGAGATATAGGATCAAAGATTTTCCGGAAGCAGTCGGAGATACCAATAACATTCTCTTATTGCGTATTGCATGTACGAAAGAATTTAATTGATAGTCTCTAACTTCAAATGGCAAATTTAATAACTTAATAAATTTCTCAGCTTCAACAACAGAGAAATTTCTGGTAATGGTTACATCTGAATCCAATTCCAGATCATATTTTCTTTCTTCACAAAATTTTTCAATGTATGGAACAAGTCCATAATACATTGTATTGTTACGAAGATCATATAATCTTAATTTGCCATCCCACAATCTGTTTTTGTAAGCAGGCATAAATTGATAACCTGGAACATAGAAAGTAAAAAAATCACTAAGTTCTTGAGCAATATTCCGCTCACACTCAACACGAATGTATGCTTCGTTTAACTTAGTGATCTTAATTTTGTCCATCATGCACCCTGAATAAATCTCTCATACTCAATAAATGATTTTATTTGGAATGTACGAGAATGTAATTCTTTCATGATGCTCTCACAACAAGAAACAATTTCCTGACACATTGCCTTAGATGCTAGGATTTTGTTTAAGTCCTCATCACCATCCATATAGGTAGTTATGTCCGATTTCAACACATATGGAAATGATTCCCAACCATATTTTTTCAAGGTATCTTCATCAAGTTTACCTGTATAGTATTCCCACTTAAGAATTTTCATCTTTGAATATCTAAATTCATGGTTGCGAATAGCCTGCCGGTAATGTGACATTACATGCAGGTATTTACTGTGTAGTTTGGGAATGTCAAGCATAGCTCGACCTGGTTCAGTTCTATCAATCTCAGAGTCTTTCTTCCACTCTGCCAATAATTCTTCAAGTTTATCCATAATAAAATCCTCCTGTCAGGAGTATAACACAATTAGAAAAGTTTTTCTACATTATAATAGGCAAATCTGAATGTGGCATCAGCGGTAAGAGTGTTCTCAGGCCCATCAGAGGCAGACATTACAAATGCAGATAGAGATGTTGGGAAAACATCCTTTAGGTTGAAACGCCAAGTTGGCGCATAAGATGATGACAACAAGGTAATAGTTGCATCTGAATACTGTGGTCTATTTGGATTTGGTATATTTCTAGACAGTCTGGATAAGTTTTGATATTCTTCAAAATTTTCAGGGAATGTCATACCACGGATCCAATCGTGTATTTCCATCCATGAAGATAATTCTTCATCTAGTGTGAATGTAATACTTAGTGTATCATATATTGCTTTTTCACCCGGAACATAAACATCTACAAACGGGTTTACATTGACAACTTCAGATAATGAAATACCAGGAATCGATAGACTCTGGCAAAAATATTGTACATTTGGTGACCTAGCGAATCCTAATTGGAATCGGTTAGGTAGTAAAAAGTTTGGATTAGATGGAGTTCTGTTGAGTATTGTCATATTGGTATTTATATGAAAAAAAAGAGGACTCTTTTTACGGAGTCCTCTTTTAAGTTAAATGTCTATATTATAATTATTATTATTTTATAGACACATACTATTACATAATGTTTGCAATCTTCATCGCACGGTAGTACACGTTAGCCTTGGCGTTAAGAGCGCCAGCGCCTTGTGAAGTACCTTCAGCGAATGGGTTAGCAACCAGACCGTAACGAGTCTTGAAACCAATTTTTGGTTGGAATGTGTTGGTATCAACAGCACGAACCATTTGCAGAGGAACGTATGGGCAGTAGAACAGACCAGCGTCATATGCATTTGAACCCTTGTAACCAACAACAGCAAATTCTGAAGTTGATGATGTTGGGAAATATGGATCGATGTAAACTTTGATGCGACCAAACATTGTACCAGCAAATGTGTTGCCTGTATCATCAACAGTCAGGTTAACTTGTGAGTTAAGAGCTGATTGATAGTCAAGCAAACCAGCCATTGCGAAAGCGGATGCTACATCTGATGAACAGATCAGCACGTTGCCTTTGCCACGACGAGTTGTTTTAGCGATTGTGTTAGCTTCACGCTCGATTTGGTATGCAAGACCTTTGATCTTCTCAACCATCCAACGACCGTTTGAATCGGTGTCTAGATCGAAAGTACCAGCAGTTGTTGTACCAACTTGTGCACCAACTTTAGCTGTGTAATAAATTGTACGCAGAACTTCACGGTTGATTTCAGCAAGAATTTCAGCAGACAAGATGTTTGCCAATTCTGTTTCTGCATCTAGACCATGAACAGCTTTCAAATCTTGTGCAAGTTCGATTGAGTATTCTGCTTTCAGAGCACGTGACTTAGCAGAAACAGTAACTTTCTCGATTGAGAAACCCATTTCAGCAGGTGTCAAACCTTCAACAACAGCGTTAAGCATACCACCAGCTGTAGTCATTGTTGAAGCAAAAACGTTACCGTTACCCAATGCTGTGTTAGCAGCAAGAGAGATTGCGGTCTGAACTGTACTAGCGTCACCACCAAATGATGTGTTAGCTTCGTTATAGAAAGCTTCTGAACCAGTTGAAGGAACACGGTCTGTACCGTACATTGAGCGCATTGCGAAAATCAAACCTGTTGGGCCTGACATTGGTTGTACACCGCAAACATCATAAGCGATCAGGTTTGGCAGTGAACGGCGAACTAGAGAGATAAGGATTGGGTCGAAACCAGCGACTGGACCAGTTGCAGTTGCGCCGCCTGAGAAACCACCAGTACCAGCTGAGTTGGTTGGTGAAGCTTCTGTAATCAGACCGTCTTTGATCATTGCTTGTTTCTGGTTTTCCAGAATAACAGCAGTGATTGCTTTACGGTATGGATCTTTAATTGGTGGCAGGTCTGCGTGTTCGAGAACTGGAGCCCAATCTTTTTGTAGTTGTTCTGATAAGTACATATTTTCTCCTGGGAGTTTTAGTTGTTAATTATTTAGTTTTTGAAAGTGCTTGTGTGACGGATTGGATCCAAGGATCAGCTGAAACTGATTTCTTGATTTCTGAACCATCTTCTACCTGCTCTTGAAGTTGACTTTCTGTGGCCTTTTTAATGCCTGAAGGAAAGTAATTTTCACGAATGGTTTCAAGTTTTTCTTTGTATTCTTCCTCTGTGGAGAATTCAACACTCTCTGCGAGTGATTTGATTTTTTCAACTTGAGTGGCTGATAGGCCTTCGCTAACTTCACGGGTAAGTTCTACTTTACGGGATTCAATTAATGCCTTCTTAATGTCAATACCGTATTCAATTTCTTCGTTCAATTTGGTTTCAAGTTCTTCAACTTTAGTAGCGAGTTCTTCAACCAAATCAACTTTTTCAGCAGGAACATCAATGTAGTGTTCTGTGAATAGGTTGCGTAATCCAGCAATGAAATCTTCTGTCAGTTCTGAACGCAGGCCTGATTCGATAGCAATTTCGTTATCGGCAATCCACTGTTCAACAACATATGACAGGTAATCATTTACCTTCTCTGTTAAGTCTTCTTTTACTGCTTCAACAGCTTCTTCTAACATGCCAGCGTAGCGTGCTTCGGTTTCTTCTTCAAGAGCCTGAATACGGTCATTAACACGAGCTTCAAAAATTGTTGAAACTTTTGATTTGAAATCTTCAGAAATTGTTTGATCGTCAGCAAAAATCGAATCGATATCAGCTGTAAAATCCACTTCTTCTTTCTTCAGTTTGTTCTGTGTATCTGGTGATGCATCTGAAGGTTTTGTTGTTGGTGCAGTTGCTGATTTAGCAGCTTTAGTTGCATCAATTTTTTCTGAATCGTCAAGTGGCTTAGCGTCTGTGTAAGTAGGACCGCCAAGGTCAACAACTTCAGCGTCAACTTTGTGCATTGGTTCTGCAGCGGCTTTTCCCTTAGATTGACTAAGGATGTCGGCAGCAGCTTCGAATAGTTTGTTTGTTGCCATTAGGAATCTCCTTTATGATATTCTATTTATAAAATTAAAGTTTTGATATAAAATTTTCGAATAGTTTTAAAGCAACAACTTCAATTTCTTTTGATGATGCTTTTCTAATTTGTCGTTTTGCGTTATCAATGTCGACCTCTACGAATCGACCTTCAACAAACAACCATTCTTTATTTTCCATAATACCGTTAACAAATGCACCTGGGGCTGATGGATCGGCAACGATATCAGCGGCAGTTGCTAGACGGAAATCATCTTGTACTAAATTAATGCCATTCTTGTTTGGTGCTAGTGTTCCCATACCTCTTGATGACACACCCAAACTTACACCGGAATCAATAAAGTTTTTAACAATTTGACCATAAGGTGTTTCCAGTATTTTTGCTTTACCCATATAACATTGTCCATCATCTTTCAGGTCAACAATCATATGTGATACTCTTTCGAGGTTGATTGTTGGGGTATCTGGATGACCTAACTCACCTAAAGCTCGTTTTGTATTAACATATTCATTCATGTAACGGCCAACTTCACGCTCCATGATTTCTTTTGAATACATTCTATTGTTACGGTTAGGTTTGTCGTAAACCAGAAACGGACCTTCAATGAACAAAGACTTTTTACCGTTTTCAGAAGCTTCAGAAATTACTCTGACGCTTTCATTCATTTCTGTGATTAGTTTCATAGCGTGTCTAAATTGGTTGAATATGTTGCAGTTTTAGATACTTCTAGGATGCATGAACCGCCAGTTGCAATAGTAACAACAACATTACCTGTAGAACCATTAGCTAATGCATATCCATAGTCATCTAATCGCATCTCACCAGTACCATATAATGTCAACATAGTATTAGGTGAAGCACCTCTACCTACGGTAACTGTACCGCCTGTTGACCAGTTAATTCGTTTCAAACTTGCGCTATCTACAGTTTCGATAGCTGTGTTTGTGGATAGATCAGCTAGTCTGATGGTGTATGTTGCAGCACCCTCACAACGAATGATGGAACTACCCTTTCTTGAGTTAATAATTTCATATGCCATTTATCGTATTCCCATAGATTTGCGGCGGCGCATAGAGACACGTCTTTTCATAAGCGTTCTCTGTAATTTGGCACGACCTTTTGTTTTCCAATATCTTTTCAGTTTTCTAGTTTTGTTAATTCTTTGCACTGCTGTAATTCTTTTTAAAGAATTGCCAGAAATTCTATAACCTTTTACAGCCGAGACTCTACGGTTTCTCTGAACAACAATTCTGCCTTTGGTATTACGCCTAATTCTACGGCGAATCTTTTTAATTCTACCAACACGAACTATGTTTGTCGAAGGTCTCTTTGGTGCCGCTTCATCTAATTGTTCTTCTGAGTATGTGCTTTCAGCTACATACCTTTTAACTTCTTCCAACTTAATCGATGTAATAGCATCAAGTTGGTTATAAACCATATCCTTAGCTTCATTAAGATTGCCATTTGCTATCAAATCAACCAGTCTCATTTCGAGGCATTCTTCTGTGCAAAAGCAACCACTTTACTGAAATGGTCTTTGGAGTTGTTGGCCAAATCTGCAATCTTCTTCTTATTATCGTCATTTAAAGCTTTGTGAACCTTCAAGATGGCATGAGCAGTTGTTGCATCAACTTGTGAAGATGTTCCATCAGCATGACTTACCTTACCTTTTTCACCAGCATTTTTTATATATTCAAGTTGTGCCATAATTTCTTTAGGCGTTTCTTTTGTTTCTTCAGTTTGTATGATACCATTGACACCCTTCTTATTGTCATAAGGAACACTGAAGTATTTTTTCAGTGTATCATTCCAGTACAATGCAACATGAGTGCCATCAGGATACATACGAATAGCTTTTCTTTTCAACACTAAGACGAAAGGAGGATCACCTCTCAATATTTCTTCTTTAATATCTTGTTTATCTTTAGTGTCTGCCTCATCATCAACATCCAATCGTTCAATATCACCAACTTTGAATCTGTGTGCTTTAACTTTTCTGCCTGAAGGACCAATTTTATAATCGGAAGTTGCTTTAAGGGATTCTTGAATTTGGTTTACTTGCTCATCCGTTAATGCACCATCATCTGGTTCATAATCTTCACGAACAGCTTTACGAGTTTGTTGGAAAATTTGCTTATTATTAGATATCAAATCTACCATTTTATTGAAAAGATTCTGCATAATCATACGATCAGCATTATTGAATTGAGGACGATCTTCTGTCATCTTATCCAAAATCTTATGCAAACGGGCGATTTGTGCCTTATTAGCAAGACCTGCTCGAACAAGAGCGTCAAACTTTGAATAGTCTGACTTCTCTTCTTCTGTCAATACAGATTTAAATTGTTCCAACGATTTCATTTATTCAGCAGCTTGGTCAGTTGTACCAGTAAACAATGTTGATGCCAATTCTTGTTTTTTACCTTCTAGTGC